CGGCTGGATAACAACATGAAGCAGTTCAGCGGCCTGAAGCCCATCAAGGGTCTGATTGATGACTATGACATGATGGAATGCGGCCTGTCCAACAACCTTCAGGACTTTGACACCCCCATCCATTTGGTGAAGGGCTTCAATGGTGATGATCTGTCTGAACTTCAGCAGAACATCAAGACCAAGAAGATCATGGGTGTGGATTCTGATGGTGGTCTGGAAGTGCTGACTGTGGATGTCCCCTATCAGGCACGGAAGGCCAAGGCAGATGAAGATGAAAAGAACATTTACCGGTTCGGTATGGGCTTTAATTCTTCCCATGCCGGTGATGGCAACATCACCAATGTGGTCATCAGATCCAGATACACCCTGTTACAGCTGAAGGCCACCAAGCTGGTGAACCGGATCAAGCACTTCCTGAAGCCCATCATCAAGGCGGTTCTGGATGAAATCAACCAGAAGAACGGCACTGATTATCAGTACAGTGATGTTCATGTGGCCTTTGATCCTGTTATTCCTACCAATGAACAGGAAAATGTCCAGAATGCCAAGACGGAAGCTGAAACGGAACAGATCCGGATCAACAGCATCCTGAATGTTTCCACCTACATTGGTGATGAAGAAACCCTGAAGGCCATCTGTGACCTTCTGGATCTGGACTTTGATGATCTTCAGGATCAGCTGGAAAAGCTGAATGAAGAACAGAACACCGCTGATGCAGTGGCTACACTGGAAGGTGTGGTGACCGATGAACAGACGGCAGAAGCTGGTTCAACAGCAATTCCTGAATAATGAACAAGCCGTCATCAAGCGGCTGAAATACATCTATGATGGTGCCTTGTCGGACATCAACAAGAAGATCCGGGAACTGGAATTCCACATTGGTGATCTGACGGAAGAATATGACTGGATGGACGATGATGACCCCAAGAAGGAAGTCATCAGATCCAAGATCCAGTCCAAGATCCATCAGAAACAGTACCAGCAAGCCCTTCAGGGTCAGCTGGAAGGCATCCTGAAGGAAATGCAGACCAAGGAATTCTTGACTGTTTCTGACTATCTGGGCACCTGCTATGAAGATGGTTTTGTTGGTAGCATCTTTGACCTACATGGTCAGGGTGTGCCACTGCTGATGCCCATTGATCAGGAATCCATGGTCAGGGCAGTTCAGCTGGAATCCAAGATCAGTCAAGGTCTGTACACCAGACTTGGTGAAGATGTTGATGTCCTGAAGAAAAGAATCACAGCTGAAGTGTCCCGGTCTATTGCCACCGGTGCCAGCTTTGAACAGTGTGCCAAGCGGCTGGCCGGACAGACAAAGATTGGATATAATAAAGCTGTAAGAATAGCACGGACAGAAGGCCACCGGATCCAGTGCAGTGCCGCTGATGATGCGGCACATCAGGCCAAAGACCGGGGTGCCGACATCGTGAAGAAGTGGGATGCCACCCTTGACGGTGCAACCCGTGAATCCCACATTGCTGTGGATGGTGAGATCCGGGAACTGGATGAACCCTTCAGCAATGGCCTGATGTTTCCCGGTGATCCTGCTGGTGGTGCCGCTGAAGTGGTCAACTGCCGGTGTGCATATCTTCAGAAGGCCAGACGATGGTTGGAAGGGTCTTTCACCAAGTGGAACAACTTCACGGATCAGCTTGAAACTTTTGACAGTCCTGAAGCCTACAATGAATTCAAGAAGTCCTTCTTTTCACCTGAAAATAGAAGGTACATGAATTATGTGGAGCAGATGCAGGACAAATATGGCACCAAGGACTTCCGGAAGGTTCTGGATCAGATGACTGACCGGGAATATAAGCACTATTCCAAGTTGCTGGCCAACAATCCGGTCTACAATGTCAAGGCACCTGTGAAGCCTGTCTTCACACCGGCCACACTGGATGACTTCCCGGATTATTTCCGGAAGAACAGTGCCAGCAAGAAGGCCACCCAGACCTTTGTGGATGCCCTGAATGGTGCTGAAGATCTGGATCCCAACATCCGGAAACTGTACACCCACATTGGTGACATGTGGAATGTACCGGCAGATGGTAAAATATCTTATACCGTGGATGGTCATGCATTGTCCCGTTGGATGGACTACAATGGCAATACTACAAAGTACACATTGAAGATCCCCAAGATGACGGGTGATGATTTAAGTGGTCAGCTGGCCACTGCATTCCATGAGATTGGCCACTTCATTGACATGGGAACTTACACTGACAAGGGTATTATGGGCACCAAGGGCATGGCTTCACATACCTTCCTTGACCTGACCAAAGCCATCAGATCTTCTGGATCGGCCATGTCCGATGAAATCAAAGATCTGTTTGATGACTTTGCCAAGCAATACCGACAAGTGCAAAGCAGTCTTCAGGCCACCTACAAGGCCAAACGGGATCAATTGTCTGCTGATTATAGGGCTGGAAAAATCACATGGTCTGACTATAATAAGCAATGGAAGGCTTGTGTCAAAGAAGAAAGTGCTGAAATGGATTATCAGTGCCGGAACCTGTGTGGTGGCGGTGTGGGAATGCTGTCTGACATCTATGATGCACTGTCCGGTGGTTCTTACCGGGACAGCGGCACTGTGATCTATGGTCATGGTGGCCGGCATTATTCCAGCCCTATGCACCAGAATGCTGAAATCTTTGCCAATTACATGTCATTGTCCGTCAACAATCCGGATCTGATTGACATGTTGCGGAAAGACAAGCCGGATCTGTGCAAGGCACTGGATGAACTGATTGAAGAAATGGCAGGTGGAATCAAATGATTGAAAAAATGATACAGGTCATGGAACTGTATGCTGAAGTTGATGACCTGCTGGTTCAAAAGTTCTTTGATCTGGACAGTGAAGAACAGCTGGATCTGAAGATTGAAGTCTTGACCCAGCTGAAGAACGGTGTCCCACCCTGTGACATCCCGGAATACTATTCCATTTTGGAACTGTACCCGGCAGATGGGGAAATGTGGGACTGAAAGCACATCCAATGGGTGTGCTTTTTTTCATGCAATAAATGAGGTAAGAAGTATGGAACATAAACATGGTGTGTTTGATTCTGACACACGATTTTCCATCAATCCAATCACCCGGCAGATCAGGAATGATTCCAACCGGAAGATTGTCCTGATCCAGAATGACCACAAGTCCGAAGTCTTCACCTTTGAATGTCCCCGGACAGTTGAAGGTCATGACATGTCCCTGTGTAATGAAGTGGAAGTCCATTTCCTGAACATTTCTTCCGACAAGAAAAGGGAAAAGTCCGGTTTTGTCACCCTGAAGGACTTCCGGCTGGATCCTGAAGACAATTCCAAGGTGGTATGCAGTTGGGAAATTGACATCAATTCCACCCGGCTGGCCGGTTCCCTGAACTTCCTTCTGTTCTTCAAGTGCAAGGAAAACGGTGTCATCACCTATGGCTGGCATACGGCCATTTATGAAGGCATCTTCATTGCCAAGGGCATCAATGCAGATGAATCCTTTGAATCTGACTATGTGGATGTCATTGAGCGGTGGAAGACCAAGGTGATCCAGCAGTTTACCGCTGAAATCAATGCCAGCTTCACCAGTTGGAAGAAAGAAACTGATGAAGGTCTGACCAAGTGGAAGAATGACACGGAAGCGGATCTGACTGCATGGAAGCAGGAAGAATCTGATGAAGTTCATGCTGTCATGGGTGACTATGAAGAATACATGAACAAGCAGATTGCCGCTGAACGGGCAAGGATTGACAAAATTGTTGCCCTTCCCAATGGATCCACCACTGGTGATGCTGAACTTCAGGACATCCGGATTGGCACTGATGGCACCCAGTATGCATCTGCTGGCACCGCTGTCCGGAAGCAGTTTGAAATGGTGAACAACCAGCTGGACTGCATCAAGAACATCATCCATCCGGAACTGGAAATTGGTTCTGTGGATCAGGGCAATGAAGTTGACATGACTGCAAGGGCAAGAATTGTGGATCCCATCAAATACTGGAATGCCACAATTTACATTTCCTATCTGGAAGGGTATTTCTTTGGTTATACCGTATATGATGCCAATGGCAACTATGACGGTGTTGACCATGGCTGGAATACCATGGCACAGGACAAGGAAATCAAGCTGGATGGTGAAGGCTATGTCACCATGAACTTCATGCGGTCTGATGCGGCCAACATGACTGAAGATGATCTGGCAACTATCAAGGCGGCAATCCGCATTGAATACATTGATGTACTTCATCAGCTGGATCTGATCAAGGATGAACTGTCTGCCGGATTCACGGTATATGAAGACTGTGCAGTTGAAGTGGGTGGTCTTCATAATGGTGAACCCACCGATATGGCCAACCGTGCAAGACTGACTGAAAGGATCCCACTGGATTCCAACATTGTTCTGACTTTGGCAAGGAACACCACCTATTTCTTTGGTTATGCCATCTTTGATGAAAATGGTGTGTATGATGGTGTTGATCATGGTTGGAAGCATCTGGTCAACAACATGGTGTTTTCTTATGATCATCCTTGTTATATCCGGATGGCCTTCATGCGAGCCGACAGCGGCAACATGACGGAAGAAGACACTGCCACCCTGACAAGTCTGATCCAGATCACCGCAAAGGAAGACACGGACACTGTTGTCAAAACTGTCCGGCAGGTGAAGAAGGTCACGGAAGACATGGCCAAGGACATTCAGAAACTGAACCTGTTCCATGCAATGTCTTCCATCAATGTGGAATATGGACGGAAGAACGGTGCAAGTTTTGTCTTTGTCCGGATCCCTAAGACCACCAATGATGGAAGCACCCTTGTCCCAAGGGTTGCAATGACTTCCGCTGATGGTGGTCTTGGTGGAAGGAAATATTCACCGTTGGAATTCGCCAAGGATCACAACACAGTTTTTGTTGTCAATGCCAGTCTGTTTGATATGACCAACGGTGTTCCCGTGGGTCAGACCATCATTGATGGTGTGGTCATGGTGGATGAACCCATGAAGGATGACAACGGCATCCCCATCAGTGATGGTGAATGCTATCCCCTATGCATTGATTCCAATGGTGTCATGTCTGCCAACTATGACAGAAGTGTTGATACTGCCACAATGATTGCAGATGGTGTGGTTCAGGCCGTCACCGGCTGGGGCAAGTTGGTTGAAGACTTCAAGATCTGTGAAGCAGACATTGAAGCTGAAATTGTTCACCCCGGCCTGTACATCCGGCAGTCCATTGGTCAGTATGAAAATGGTGACTATTGTGTCTGTACGGTGGAACAAAGCCGTGGATCTGTCACCAATGAAGCTGGCCTGTCTTATACAGACCTTGCCCAGATCTTTGTGGACAGGGGTGTCAAGTTTGCCTATTCACTTGATGGTGGTGGAAGTTCTGGCACCGTCCTTGGAAATAGGCAACTGAACCGGATCTATCAGGGATCCACCGGAAGACCGGTTCCCACGGTCATCTATTTTGATATTCAGTAACCAAAAAGCATCACCCTTCACTGGGTGGTGCTTTTTCTATGGTCTGTTCGTCTAAACGGTCAGGACACAGCCCTTTCAAGGCTGGAATGCACGGTTCAAGTCCGGCACAGATCACCATCAATCACCGGGGACGGTGTAAAACATCTATTCCAAAACCGGGATGCAACCCCGTATAAAAGCGTAGAAAGGAATTGATCAAGATGACATTGCAGGAAATTTTGAAGGCCAAGGGACTGTCTGATGAAGACATTCAGTCCGTGATTGGTGAAATGAAGCAGAACAAGATCTTCACCACCAGTCATGAAAACATGGATGTCAGATACCCCAAGCTGAAGGCAGACCATGAAAATCTGACTGCCCAGCATGGTGAATCCACCAAGTTGATTGACCAGCTGAAGGCCGGTACCAAGGACAATGATGCCCTTCAGGGCAAGATCACTGCCCATGAAGCCACCATTGCCCAGCTTCAGGAACAGCTGAAGCAGACCCAGCTGGAAGCGGCCATTCAGGTTGCACTGGTTGGAGCCAAGGCCACCGATGTCCCCTATCTGACCTTCCAGCTGAAGCAGAAGGGTGATCTGGAACTGGATGAACAGGGCAAGATCAAGGGCATGGATGACAAGCTGGCTGGTCTGAAGACCCAGTTCCCGGCATTCTTTGAAGTTGCCGGATCCGGGAAGCAGATTGATCCCCAGAAACTGCCTGACCGCAAGCAGGACGGTGCCGGAATGACCAAGGCTGAATTCCTGCGGAAACCCTATGCTGAACGGGCGGCTTTTGCGGCTGAAAACCCGGAAGCATACAAGACTATCATGAACAACTAATTTTGAAAGGATGAATTTATCATGTCTATGACTACTATGGCACAGATGATCAACCCCGAAGTTATGGGTGATATGATCAACGCAAAGATCGAAGCACTGGCCAAGCTGACCCCCTATGCCAAGGTTGACACCACTCTGGTTGGTGTTCCCGGTGACACCAAGACCGTTCCCAGCTGGAACTACATTGGTGATGCTGAAGATGTGGCCGAGGGTGCAGAAGTTGGTCTGACCCAGATGACCGCTTCCAGCACCACCTTCACCATCAAGAAGGCAATGAAGGCCGTGGGCATCACTCAGGAAGCCATCAACAGCGGTCTGGGCAACCCCGTTGGTCAGGCTGAATCCCAGCTGGCCAAGTCCATCACCGGCAAGGTGGACAATGATGTTCTGGATGCCGTTCTGACTGCCAAGAATGAAGCCGGTGACGGTTCTGCCGCAATTGGCTATGCTGGCATTGTCGATGCTGTCACCAAGTTCGAGGACGAGGAAGACGGCATTGAAAAGGTCATGTTCATCAGCCCCAAGCAGGAAGCCACCCTTCTGAAGGATCCTGATTTCCTGTCCGCTGACAAGTTCACCGGTGGTGTGGCTGTCAACGGTGCCATCGGCAAGATTGCCGGTTGCTGGATCAAGAAGTCCAACAAGATCGTGGCCGCTGATGGTGTGTTCACCAACCCCATCATCAAGCTGGAACCTGATTCCGCTGAAACCGAGTACACGGAAGATGAACTGCCTGCACTGACCATCTTCCTGAAGAAGGACACTTCCGTTACTTCCGAGTTCAAGCAGAGAACCCAGACCCACGAAATCGTGGCCGTCAAGTATTACGGTGTTGCCCTGACCAATGCGGCCAAGGTGGTTCTGGCCAAGTTCAAGGCCTGATCTGATTGGTGGTGAATCCTGATGATCATCACGGTTGAGAAACTGAAGGAACGGGTCAACTGTGGCACTGCCAGCAATGACCTGATCACCGCCAAGCTGGAAGCCATTGAATCTGTCATCAGGGCATACACCAACAACAACTTCCAACAGCGGACTGTCCGCTTTGCTGGAAGATCTGAAGATTCCGATGTGTACGGATCCCCCCGGTTCTTTGCCGTGGGGGACACCGTGCAGATCAGTGAATCCGGTGTGAATGATGGTCTGTACACCATCACCGCTGTCTATGATGACCACATTGAACTGGACAAGCCCCTGTCCACTGTGGACTGCAATCTGGTGACCAAGATCAAATATCCTGCCGATGTCATCCAGTGTGCTGTGGATCTGTACAAGTGGAAGCAGAACATGGGTGACAAGGTGGGTGTGAAATCTGAAACCCTGTCCCGTCATTCTGTGACCTATGAAGACAGTGCAACCCTGTTCATGGGTTATCCCGTGGGCATCCTGAATGGCTTATATCTGCACAAGAAAGCAAGGTGTTGACCATGATCGGTGGAAACATTGAAGCGGTTCTTCAGCAGAAAAACGGATCCACCACCAATGAAATTGGTGGAAAGATCCAGAAGTGGGCAGATGTTCAGACCCTGACCGGCTGGCTGGATCTTCAGGCCGGTGATTCCAAGTACAGCAATTTCAGTGCCAAACTTCAGGAATCCACCCACATTTTCCTGTGTGATTATGTGGCCATTGACCGGAAGGCCGATGACAAGCGGCTGGTGGTCAATGGTGTGGCCTATGATGTCCTGTTGATTGACAACCCCATGGAAATGAATCAGCAGTTAGAAATCTATCTGCGGTTTGTGGGGTGATCTGAATGGCCAGCATCAAGTTCATTGACCATACGGAAGAAGTCAAGGATGTCATTGCCAGTCTTGCAATGTCTTCCTTGGATGAAGCGGCTGGTGAATTGACTTCACAGGTCAAACAGAACACCAAAGTCAGAACCGGCAGAACCAAAAACAGCTGGCAATATAAGACCGGAAAATCCGGTGAAGATTATATGGCCGCTGTGGGATCTGACTATCAGAATGCCATCTGGGAAGAATTTGGCACCGGTGAATATGCATTGGGCGGCAACGGCAGAAAAGGCGGTTGGTTCTATGAAGATGAACAGGGTGAAGGCCACTTCACCCGTGGCAAGCGGCCAAGACGGCCTTTTCACAATGCATACACCATGATGAAGGACAGGATTATCAAGTTCATTCAGGACACATTCAAAGGGGGATTATCATGACATCTACACTTGGCATCATTGCCACTGAACTGAACAGGATTGGTGTCCCCTATGAATTTATGGAATGGACGGATCCTGTTCAATATCCCTATTTTGTCGGTGAATATTCAGAAAGTCCAGTCACCGCTGAAGACGGTGGCAAGGAAGCAACCCTGATGTTGACCGGCACCACCAAGGGATCTTGGCTGGAACTGGAACAGTACCGGTCAGATATTGAAGAACTGTTCCACCCCGTCTGTGGTCTGCGGATTACCGTGGCAGATGGGGCGGTTGCAATCTTCTATGAAAACAGCTTCCCGGTTCCTACCGGTGAAGCGGATCTGAAGCGGATTCAGATCAATTTGAGAATCAAGAAATGGAAAGGAATGAACTGATATGCCTATTATCGGTAAGCATGGCATTTCTACCACCACCCCGGAAAACATCCTGCTGGGTGCTGGTACCTACCACCGCAATCTGAAGTTTGCGGACGGCAAGTGGACTGGTGACATCCTTGGTGCCACCAACGGTGGCGGCAAGATTGCCATTGCCGGTGAATTTGTCGACATCGAGGTTGACGGTGCACTGGTGAAGGTCAAGGGCATGGCTGTCAAGCAGGGCGGCACCGTTACGGTGGAAGCCAACTTTGCTGAACTGTCCATCCCCGTCATGCAGATGGCAACCCTGTTCAAGGCCGGTGAATCTGATGCTGATGGTTATACCATGCTTCAGGACAAGGCCGCCATTGAAGAAGGTGACTATGTTGAAAACTTTGGTTTTGTTGGTCAGACCCTGAACAACAAGAAGACCATCATTTTCATCATGGAAAATGCCCTGTGTACTTCCGGCATGGAGATCGAAACCAAGAACAAGGAACAGGCCGTGGTCAAGCTGACCATGGAAGCCTATGCCAATCTGGACGATGAGAGCAACTTTGACACTCTGCCCGTCAAGATCTACTATCCCAATGATCCTATGGTCTAAGAAAGGGGACATGAATCATGAAGGCGAAAGTCAGAATCCAGTTTTATGATTCCGTTGCCAAGAAGGTGCGGAAGAAGGGTGAAGTCATTGATGTCACCCCTGACCGTTTCAATGAGATCCGGAACAAGGGCAACTACATTGAAGCTGTCAACGATGAAAAGCCTGTGAAGGCCTAAACAACGAAAGGATGAATCCCTAATGAACAAAAATGTCATTGAACCGGGCACCGCTGAAGGTTCCGGCACTGTTATGCAGGAAGGTGACATCACCACCGCTGAAAAGGTGTACACTTTCCGAACCCTTCAGGCAACTGATGTCTTTCTGATGTTCAAGATCCTTGGCAAGATCGGCATCAATGAATTTGCTGAATGCTTTGGAAAGGAATCTGTCCAGAAGATGTTCAGCACCCTGACCGGTGAAAAGGCCGTGGCCAACTTCACCCAGACCATGGGCATTGCCATCACTCTGGAAGTTGTCAATGTGATCCTTGGCAACCTTCCCAAGTGTGAACAGGAAATCTTCCAGATGCTGTCCAGCACTTCCAACCTGTCTGTGGAGCAGGTCAAGGAACTGGATTTCCCCACCTTCACCGCCATGGTGATTGATTTTGTCAAGAAGGACGAATTCAAGGATTTTATCAAGGTTGTTTCCGCATTGTTCGTATAGGTGATGTAAAGTTCATGGATCTGCTATTCAAAAGATATGCAGATCCATTTTCTTTATTAAACGGCTATATCCAGACATCACGGTTCTGTGAATTCATCAACAGCTTCTGTGAACAGAAGATTGAAGATGACCGGTGGGAATATTTCCTTCACAAAGTGTGGGACAAGTCCTTCACTGAATTCTGTGAATCCTTGCAGGTGACCCAAGACCAGCTGGAAATGTCTGAAGAAGATATGGAAGCAACTGTGAAGAAATCCATGGACATTCTTGGGAACTTCAACCCTTATCAGGAAGAAGGTGAAATGTAAATGGAT